GAACTAGGGGTTTTCCCTATATCGTTTCAAGTAACAGATAATGTTGCCGAGCCGATAAAGGAAAAACAGCATAGTTACCAAGAAATAACCAAATCAGGTATGATGGTTGGATACTGGCAGTCAGAGAAATACTTTGACCATATTGCCGATCAAATCAGGCAAGAGTTCAAATTACCTAGGGCTACAGGCATATCAGATGATATGGTGGCAGTAACAGTCCGCAGAGGCGATTATTTGAGCCTTCCTGAGGTTTTTGCACAGTTGGATGAGGCTTACTATGGGGAGGCAAGAAAACACTTCCCAGAGGGCTTTTTTGTGGTTTTCTCAGATGACCCAGATTGGTGTCGAGAGAACCTAGAATGGGCTGATTTAGTCATGCCCTGCTCTGATCCTGTGCAAGATTTGGCATTGCTTTCATCCTTTAAAAACCATATCATAGCGAATAGCTCTTATGGATGGTGGGGTGCTTGGTTAGCAGATGGGAACAAGGTAATTGCTCCTAAAAAGTGGTTCACCAATGGGCTAGACGATAGCGACTTAATACCTGATAGGTGGATCAAACTGTGAAGAAATATTTAGAAACTGTAGATGGAGAAGTTCGGACAGTATTATCGGATGGTGATGGCGGTATTATCATCAAGCATGAGACTGATTTAACCGACTTCATTGAGCATACAAAGGCTCAGTTTAATGCGAATCCTGGTAAAACAGGATGGTCGGATGAGTTATTTGACCCTAAGAACAAGATAGCAGAGCTACCTTTAGCAGTAATCAATGAATTAAATGTAAAAGGCATTATGAGAGGCTTTTTTATAGTCGATCACAATGCTATGAAGAAATGGCTAAATCATCCTGATAACCAAGTGTTCCGCACTAGAGGAGGTCAGGTATGAGTCGGATTGCAATATTGATTCCTGCCAGAGGGCAGATGGAAGTGGCTACAGCATTTGATTTGGTGGCGATGTGTGCTTATACAATAAAGACTACTAAGCATGACATAGACTTGTTTACTAGTGCAGGAACTCTGATATTCGACCAGAGAAATAACCTAGTCAAGACAGCGATGGAGATCAAGGCTGATTATCTGCTGTTTGTAGATGCAGATATGCGGTTTCCAAAAGATACATTAAAGATCTTGATGAGTCATAACAAAGACATCATCGGAGTTAATGCAACAACAAGATCAGAGCCAGTAAAGCCTACAGCTAAGAATTTTAAGATTAGCGAAATAGATGGCTCAGTCGATTGGCTGCCTGTTTACTCCAATGCAATGTCAGGCATTAGTAAAGTAGATGGAATTGGCTGTGGAGTAATGTTGATTAAAAGGCAAGTCATCGAAAAGATGGAGATGCCTTACTTCTACTTTGAGCAGCTCGGTAATAATAAGCTACTTGGAGAAGATATTTACTTCTGCATTAAGGCCAAGGATGCAGGGTTTGATACTTGGGTAGACCATGATCTATCCAAAGGCATCAGACATATTGGACAGTATGTTTATGGATGGCAGAACATAGAACTGCCTAAAGAATAAGGGTTAATATGCCATTTACGAATTACAGCGATCTAAAGACCTCGGTGGCAAACTACCTAGGTCGGTCTGATTTGACAGCAGTCATTCCAGACTTTATTAGCTTTGCAGAACTAAGACTCTCTAGGGATCTTAGGACTCGGCAGATGCTCAAGACTGCTACAGCAGCGACAGTAAGCGGTGATGGCAAAGTAGCATTACCAACCGACTTCTTAGAACTCAGGGATCTCCATGTTCAAGGTGATCCAAGAGTTCCATTGACTTATATGTCTCCTAGCACTTTTACTAGAGATGCTTTTGCAGATGAGAGTGGCAAGCCAATTTATTACAGCATTCTGGCTACAGAGCTAGAGTTAGCTCCAATGCCAGACACAGCATATACACTAGAGATTCTCTATTATGCCAAGCCTACTGTGCTGTCAAATACAACAGCATCGAATGTCTTTTTGGCTAATTATCCAGATGCCCTGCTGTATGCTTCTTTATTAGAAGCCGAGCCATATCTAATCAATGATGCAAGGACACAGACCTGGGCAACATTGTATGATCGGGCAATTAAAAACATCTCGGATGCAGACCAAAATGGTGAGTATTCTGGTGTGCCGATAACAATGAGAGTAGCAAGCAGATGATTGATAAACAAACTGTATGTGATCTATTTGAATATAGAGATGGTCATTTATACAGAAAAAAAACAACAGCACCAAATGCATTAAAGGGACAATTAGCAGAAACAAATTGCATAAAGTATCTAAGAGTTACTATAAATAAAGTTCCATACAAAATACATAGACTTGTATTTTTAATGCACCATGGTTATATGCCAGAATTTATAGACCACATAGATGGTAATCCATTAAATAATAAGATTGAAAATCTTAGAGCTTGCACAAAACAAGAAAATAATAGAAATCAAAAAATAACAAAAAGAAATACATCTGGTTATAAAAATGTAACTTGGAACAATGTTGCAAAAAAATGGCAAGTAGGATTTATGCTTAATAACAATTACAAATATATTGGAACATTTAAGGATATAGAGCTGGCTGATTTGGTAGCACAAGAAGCAAGATTAAAATACTTTAAACAATTTTCAAGACACAAATAAGGAAATAAAATGGCTGAAATGTCAAACTACTTAGAGAATGCACTAATCAATGCCACTCTCCGAGCAACTACATTTACTTCACCTGCTACAGTTTATGTTGGTCTTTATACATCAGACCCAACAGATGCAAACTCTGGCACAGAGTGCACAGGTGCTTCTTATGCTCGAAAAGCAGCTACATTTGGCTCGCCTTCTAATGGTGTCAGCACAACAAGTGCAGATATAACATTCGATCAAGCCACAGGCTCTTGGGGAACAATTACCCATATTGGTATCTTAGATGCCCTAACAACTGGAAATCTTTTGTATCACACTCCACTAGATGCATCTAAAACAATTGATACAGGCGATATTTTTAAGATTGCATCAGGAAGTCTGACAGTAACATTGGCCTAATATGCCAGCAGATTACTGTGGTGCTTTTACAATTGACAACATAGATCAGTTCGGCACATTAGAACAAATCCTTGTTTCATTTGATAATCCAGTATGGAACTCTGCAAGCACCTGTATTTACTATGGCGATGCATCGGTAACAGCGAATGCTAGTGCATCAGCTAATGGGTATAGGATTCGCAATGCAACAGGATCTGTAACATCTACAGGCACAGTAACATCCAATGCAATCAGAATTAGAACAACATCAGGCTCAGTAACAGGAAGTGGAACAGTAACAAGTAGTGCCTATTTGATCCGATTTGGATCTGGTGCAGTAACAGCACAAGGAACTGTCAATGCAGCAGCAATCAGAGTTAGGACATCTTCTGGATCGGTATCAGCACTCGCTACAGTCAATGCTAATGGATATGGAATATTTGCAGGAGTTGGGTCTGTCTCTGCTCAAGGTTCAGTCTCGGCAAGTTCTATTCGAATTAGAACAGTTGCAGCACAAATTACTGCAAATGGCACAGTTAGTGCAAATGCTACTAGGATTAGAGAAGCATCAGGAAGTATCTCAGCAACAGCAATAGTAACAGCTCTTGGAGGTGTTGAATACCAAGGCACAGGATCAATCACAGCATTTGCAACAGTTACAGCAAATCCTGTAGCAATTTATAGTGCTGTAGCAAGAATAAATGGCATTGCCCTAATCAATTGTTTTGGTCGAGTATTAGGCGATAATTGGACAGACGAAACAGCAGGAACAGAGGCTTGGACAGCACAAACGGCCACTTCTACAGTATGGACTGATATTGCATCAGACTCAGAAGTATGGACTGTAACTCCGAGCATTACAACTGCATGGACAGATATATCTAGCGGAACAGGACAATGGCAATAAGCAGAATAACATTCGGAGAATGGACACCAGATCAGCCTGGTCTAGCCAATGGGCTACAAAGGGCTGAGAATGTCTTTTCCAAGGCTTTAGGATATGGTGCTATCAATGCAGCAGAGGAATACTCTGGAGCAGCATCAGAAAACCTAAACAATGTAGTGGCAGGAAAAACAGCAGCAGGAGCTACAATTGTATTTGCTGG